ATTAATCACTCACTCATTCATTCAAAATATAAATTAAGGAGAAGAATTAATGATTAATAACGTAGTTTTAGTAGGAAGACTAACAAGAGATTTAGAATTAAGATATACTACATCAAATAAAGCAGCTGTTAATTTTACATTAGCGGTCAATAGAAACTTTAAAAATGAAAGAGGAGAATTTCCAGCAGATTTTATAGGTTGTACAGCTTATGGAAAACAAGCGGAGAATATGGCACGCTTTCTAAATAAAGGAAGCTTGATTGGTGTAGAGGGTAGAATTTCTACAAGGAATTATCAAGGAAAAGACGGAAAGACAGTATATATTACAGAAGTTATTGCAGACAAAGTTAACTTCTTAGAGAGTAAAAAACAAGGTAATAACAATCAACAAGCATATCCAGAGACAAGCAATGTTACAGATTTCTATGATTTTAATAGTGAGTATAATCCATTTATGGAGCAATAACTAATATGTTTTCTTGGAAAGGATAGAATAAAAAATGGGAAAAAAGAAAATCATTAGAAATAATTTTGGTTTAACAAAACCAGGTCAGAAGAAATTAACAAAACGGGAAGCAATAGATCTAACCATAAACGAAATAGAAGAGAGCTACACTAAAAGATTAAATACAGAAGTTAATTTAAAAGTAGCAGATTTCATTGGTGACTTTTGTTTAGCGTTAGCATGGAGCTTAAGAAATAATCATAATTATGGAGCTAAAAGAATTGAACGCACTATTAGAGAATTATTTGAAGTAGTAAGTGATGCAAAAATGAAAGAAGTTGGACAGATACTATTTGACATGAGTGAGATAAAAGAACAGCTTTTAGTTGAAACTGGATTAGATATAGAACCTGTAATAGTAGAAGAAGTTAACAAACATTTAACAAGGGTAAAGGAGTTTAAGAAAAATGAATAAAGTCGTAACTATTAAAGAAATGATTGAAACTATTAAAGAAAAAATGAACTGGAGCGAAGCTATTTTAGCAATCGAGCTAGGAGTAGATTCACAGAATTTATTAGCATGGAAAAGAGGAAGAACACCACGATCTAAAAACTATAAGAAATTAAAAGTGATATATGAAAGTTTATGCAAAGAAGATAATGAAGATAAATTATTAATGCAATTTAAACAAGCAGAAAATAATATATTAGAAGCACTTTCTGATGTAAATGATAATTTAAAAGAAGCACAGGAAACTCTTAGTGTAGCACGTAGAGATTTTGCTTTTGCAAATTCTAATATTAAAGCATGGGAAAATAAAAAGAAAAAGTTAGAAAGAAAACTAAAAGAAATAAGAAGAGAATGGGAGGAAAATAATGTATAAAAAGTCAATATTTAAAAATGCTAAAAGAGTAGATGTGATAGAAACCACAGAAGATAAAATAGAAAGCTACATAGAAGCATATAAAAGAGGAGAAATAGTTGACCTACCTCCACTAGAAGAGAACGAAGAAATAAAAGAAATCAGTATTACTGGCGGAACAGCTATTATTTACGTTGATGACGTGGGAGGAGAATATGGCAAGAAATAAATTAATAGATCTAAACAATCATTTGTTTGAAGCATTAGAAAGAATTAATGATGAAAACTTAAAAGGAGAAAGTTTACAAGAAGAAATAAATAGAGCTAAGACTATTACAACTATAGGGAATACGATTATAAATAATGCAGGCTTAGCATTAGAAGCAGAGAAATATAAAAATGACTTTGGTAAAGGAGTTTCCTTGCCATTAATGATTGAAAATGCGAAATAGTGGAAGTTTTAAAAAAGGACATATTCCCTGGAATAAAGGCGTAACTGGGTACATGGGAGCTAACAGAACAAGCTTTAAAAAAAGGACATACACCAGCACGTTTTAGAGAATTGTATTCTGAAAGAACAAGTGTAGATGGAATAGTTGAAATAAAAGTAGAAAGAAATAAATGGATATCCAAACATAGATATGTATGGGAACAACATCATAATAGAAAAGTCCCGAAAGGTAAGGTGGTGATATTTCTAGATGGTAATAAAACTAATTTTGAGATAGATAATTTAAAACTAATATCTAGAGGAGCATTATTAATCTTAAATAGAAAATATAGACACATACTAAAAGATAAAGAATTAATGAGATCATGTGTTGATTTAAGCGAATTAATATACGCAATAGGTAAGAGAAAGAAAACAGAAGAGGATGAAAACTAATGTAGATAAGCTAATGAGAGAAAAAGAAATAACTAACAAGGAGTTAGCAACATTAACAGGATTACATGTTAAAACAATACGTGAAGTACGTAAGGGATTAACAGCAACAAGATATAGTACATTAAGAAAAATATATAAAGTATTAAAGGAGATTTAAAACAATGATTAAAAGAGTAATAAAAATTGAAACAACAAAAGAAATGGTAGCAAATGATATTAATGAATTAATTACAGGAAGTGACATAGATCAAGAGCCATTAGGGGATAATGAATATGTAGTAGATGTTCAAGTTTTAAATGTAAATGAAACAATAATAGCATTAGTTAAGATAGGAGAGAAATAATGGATATTAAAGAATTAGGGCTTGAGGTAAAAGAAAGCCGAATAGAAGGAATATTAAGAGAAATAAAAGAAGAGATAGCAAAAAAAGATATAAGATTTATAAAATTATCAGATATTCAGGGAAGAGACATTTATATCAATACTAATGAGATTATATCAATTCAAGAAGATTCTGAAGATATAGATAAAGGAACAATAACAAATATTACCGCAAGATGGGGGATGTTGTTAGTATTAGCAACACCTGAAGAAGTAATAGATGCTATTAAAAAAGCAGCTGTATAGAAAATAATAGAGTAGAAAAAGGAGAAATAAATGAGATTTTTAGATTTATTTTCTGGTATAGGCGGTTTTAGATTTGGAATGGAACGAGCAGGTCATAAATGCGTTGGATATTGTGAGATAGATAAATACGCTAGAGCAAGCTACCAAGCGATACATGATACAGAAGGAGAAATAGATTATAAAGATATAACAGAGGTAACAGATGAAGAATTTAGAAAACTTAGAGGAAAAGTTGATATTATATGTGGAGGATTTCCCTGCCAAGCTTTCTCAATTGCAGGAAAGCAATTGGGATTCGAAGATACTAGAGGAACTTTGTTCTATGAAATTGCTAGAGCGACCGAACAAATCAAACCACGCTATTTGTTTCTTGAAAACGTGCGAAACCTTTTATCACACGACAAAGGAAAAACATTCACGCGAATGCTTAAAATCTTGGATGAACTGGGGTATGATGTTGAATGGCAAGTGCTTAACAGCAAAAATTTCGGAGTGCCACAAAACAGAGAACGAGTGTTCATTATTGCACATCTTAGAGGAGAATGTACCTCAAGAGTTTTTCCTATCAGAGGAAAAGACGAGAAATTTAATACTGATGGAGAGATAAACCAAGTAGGGAATATAGGTAAAAGCGATAATTTCGGAGGAAACCCGCAAGTTACTAGAGTATATGATATTAATGGAATTTCACCAACTTTAAACACTATGCAAGGTGGTGGGAGAGAACCTAAAATTGTTATACCAGTACTTACACCCGATAGAGAAGAAAAAAGACAAAATGGTAGAAGGTTCAAAACAAATGGTGAACCAATGTTTACAATAACAACACAAGATAGACATGGTGTACTAGTCAAAGAAGCAACAAAACAAGGTTATGCGGTGGCTGATGTTGGAGATAGTATCAACTTTTCACATCCCAACTCAAAAAAACGCCGCGGTCGAGTAGGAAAGAACGTTGCTAATACACTACTTACAAGCGATGAACAAGGGGTTGTGTTACCTCAAATTATTCAAAAACCACATGGATTTAATAAAGGAGGAGTACACAATATAGCACCTACGTTGACAAAAAGTAGTTATCAAGAAAATAATTTTTTGAAAACAGAAGGTGTTAATATTAGAAAACTTACACCTCGTGAGTGTTGGAGATTACAAGGATTTCCTGATTGGGCGTTTGACAAGGCACAAGAAGTAAATAGTAACAGCCAATTGTATAAACAAGCTGGCAATAGCGTTACAGTGAATGTAATAGAAGAAATAGCAAAAAGATTGAAATAAAAGGAGTATGAACATTTAAAAATGCAGATTGTAATATACGACATATTGTATGCACTAGATATAGTAAGTTTTATTATAGCGGTTGTAATGATAGTAAAATTTATAACCTCATTAGTAAGTGATTACCATGAGGAAAAAAGAAAAAGCAAATTAATACATTACAAATTAAAAATTGTATTTAAAAACGGAGAAATACTTGATGAGTTGGTGGATAAAGAAACAATAAGAGACTTAATGGAACTTTATGAGTACACAAAAGACAAGGAATTCTTATTTGTAAGTTTTAAAATTAAAGGTATTGAAATCAATGTTAAGGATATAGATAAACTTTATTGTACAGAATGTTAAAAAAGAAAGGTTGGAGAGAATGGGTAGAGTATATACAGTGGATGATGCAAAATTCTTTTTAGAGAATTATAAGAATATACAAATGGAATGTAATGATTTTCTTTTAAATGCTTATCAACCAGGAGATAAAAATGAAGTTAGCGCACAAAAAACTGGAAGGGAAAACGAAAGAAATATAATAAAAAAATTAGATAACAAGGTATATCAAGAGAATAAAAGAATAATTAAGTGTATAGATAAGTTCTTAAAATCACTTAGTCCTGAAAGTTATAGAATAATATACGCCAAGTATTTCACGAGAATGAGAAACTACGATATTGCTAACAAATATCATATGGATATTTCTACAGTTAAAAGGAAAGTAAGAAAGTCTGTTGAAGGATTGGTAAAACTTTTAAATAATTTTTAAAAAGTTGAGCCCAATGAGCCATTTTTATGTGATAAAATGGTAGTGTGAGAAGTTTAACGGAGGAGTTAAGGTACGGTTGATATTTTTCTCTTTTAAAATTTTTAGTTAATACGAATTTCTTTTAATTGCTGGTTATAAAAAGAAATTAATGTGGAACACGCAAAAAGTGTTATTGAATTCCTCCGTTAAAACTTACTTAATAAACAAATTAAAAGCACTTTGATCGGTGCTTTTTTATTTTGTATAAATATTAAAATACCCCCCTCCTCATAAAATTTAAAGGGGACTTATAAAATAGGGGGTAGGCAAGGAGAATAATGTGAGGCTTGACAAGACCGGTACCCACCGTACCGCATTCGATAAAAACAAACAGAGGCTGCTAAAGACTCAAAACTGTTGTGGAATCTGTGGTAAACCTGTAGATAAATCTATTAAATACCCCGACCCTTTAAGTCCTGTTATTGACCATATAATCCCCGTTGCTAAGGGCGGTCATCCATCAGATATAGATAACTTACAGTTAGCACACTTCTATTGCAACAGACAGAAGTCAGATAAGTTATTTAGTAAAGAAAAAGAGATTAAGGAAGATGTAATAGGTAACAGAAATTTACCAAAACTGTTAGATTGGATGAATTACAAGGAAAAATAACCAAAAATAACCAAAAAAAGGCGAAAAAACGTAAAAAAAGCAAAAAAACAGCAAAAATAAGAAAAAATTGAACAAAAAGCCTAATTTATCAAGGTTTTTAAAAAATTTAAAAATGAAAACATTGATTTAAAAAGGTTTATGGGGGGTGAGACCCTCCCCACGGTTTCGGCTGACCTTCACGCCGTCACTGTACATTTTTTCTCGTGCGAAAATAACGATTAAAAGAAAGGAGTGATTTTATTGGAATATAAAGGAATAAATTACCTACGTAGAAAACTTGCATTGACTGATTGTAGAGTAGATTTAAGATATAGACAGTATGCAATGAAATTTAATGATGAACAATTTGGAATAACCATCCCACCGCAGCTAAGAAATCAATATAGGTCAGTTTTAGGCTGGTGTACAAAGGCTGTAGATAGTCTTGCTGATAGATTGGTATTCCGTGAGTTTGAAAATGATGATTTTAAAGTTAATGACATATTCAAACAAAATAATCCGGATATATTTTTCGATAGCGTTATCCTATCCTCGCTTATAGCATCTTGTAGCTTTGTGTATATTTCAAAAGTTGGGGAGGATACTCCTCGATTACAAGTAATTGAAGCTAGTAATGCTACCGGGATATTAGACCCTATAACAGGACTATTAACTGAAGGATACGCAATTCTAAAAAAAGATGAAAATGGTAAGGCACTGTTAGAAGCTTACTTCACAGATAAAGAAACTGTGATTAATGACAAGAGAACAGATCAATCAACAGTAATAACGAATACTGCTGGTATTCCGTTATTAGTGCCTGTTATTCATGCTCCAGATAGTGTAAGACCTTTTGGTAGGTCAAGAATAACAAGGTCAGGAATGTATTATCAAAAATTAGCTAAAAGGACGTTAGAAAGGGCGGATATTACAGCAGAGTTTTATTCATTCCCTCAGAAATATGTGTTAGGAATGGATGTTGATGCTGAGCCACTCGAAACATGGAAAGCGACTGTTTCTAGTATGCTACAAATCACAGTTAACGAAAATGGAGATAAACCTGCAGTAGGACAATTCACTACTCCGTCAATGTCACCATTTACTGAGCAACTAAGAACTGCTGCTGCTTTATTTGCTGGAGAAACAGGACTTACTCTTGATGATTTAGGTTTTGTGTCTGATAATCCATCTTCAGTTGAAGCTATTAAAGCTAGTCATGAAAATTTAAGACTTGCCGGAAGAAAAGCACAACGCTCTCTAGGTAGCGGACTTTTAAATGTTGCTTACGTTGCTTGTTGTTTAAGGGATGATTTTAAATACAACAGAGGTAGATTCATTGACACTAAACCGAAATGGGAACCTCTATTTGAGGCTGATGCTAATATGCTTACTTTAATCGGTGATGGTGTAATTAAGCTTAATCAAGCATTACCAGGATATATTAATTCTAATGTAATTAGAGATTTAACTGGTATTAAAGGTGATATGAATGCTACTCCGAAAATTGAGGAAGTAGAACAAAAAACTACTAACTCAGAGGATAAGAAAAATAATAGAGTAATTTCTACATATGAGATTACTTCACTTTTAAGTAACTATCAAAAAGGAGTACTTTCTAAAGAGAATGCTATTTTACTTCTTACATCTACGGGAATGAGTAAACAAGAAGCAGAGGTAATGTTAAATAAAACTGAAATCTTGGAGAAAGTAAATGAGTAACGATCTATTAGGACGTATTACTCAAACGTTCGAGAAACGCTTAAAAAATGTAAGTATTAAAGCTACCTCCTATGAGGATGTAAATGATTATGCAGTGGCTTTAGGAGAAATCCTAACCACTGCTTTTAATATTCATATTACTGAAAATCCTGGAGAGATTATTGAACAAATTCTTAATGATAGATTAAAAGAAAATCATAGATTAATAACCGATTTTGGTAAAATGGTTCAAGATATTTTGAATAAACAAGCTAAAATTGGTTTAGAAACACAAATTCCTCAAATAAATCAAAGTAGAATAGATGGATTAGTAAGCAGGTTAAAAGAAGATGATTTTGAACAGTCAAAATGGTTGTTAGGTTCTCCTATAGTCAACTTTAGTCAGTCTGTAGTAGATGATATGGTGAGAAAAAATGCTGAATTTCATTATAAATCAGGCATGAGTCCTAAAATCATTAGAAAAGAAACTGGTAAGTGTTGTAAATGGTGTAAAAATTTAGTAGGTACATATAGATATCCTGATGTACCTAAAGATGTATATAGACGACATCAAAACTGCCGTTGTACCGTTGAATATATTCCTAAAAAAGGTGTTAGACAAGATGTTCATACTAAAAAAATAAAATATGAATCAAAAGAAGGTAGTAAAGAATTACCTTATACAAGTATTAAAGCAGAATGGTTGAAAAATTATAAAGAACCTAAAGTTATAGAAGCTAGGTATTGGGAGAATAATGGGACTAAGTATTTTGTTGATGGAAAAAATGTTGTCTTAGATTACTCAGTAAAAGAAAAAGAAATTGCTGAACTGATAGCAAATAAATTTGGATTAGAAGTACAGTTAAATCCTAAATTTCATAATCCTAAAAATATTTCATGTCCAGATTATTTACTAAATGGAATCGCTTATGATTTAAAAGAAATAACTAGTACAGGGAAAAATAATATAGACACGGCCATAAAAAGTGGGAAAAAACAAGCTAGTAGTTTTGTGTTGGACTATACAAAATCGGGTTTATCCCGAGAAGATATAGATAAAAGATTGAATAGATTATATAAAAATCCACATAGAACCTGGGTTAAAAATATAGTATTAATAAAAGATAATAACATAGAAGATGTTATTAAAAAATAAAAAAAGAGATGTCGACCCCCCTCCAAAAATTGTGGGGGAGGAGGATAAACATCTCTTTTATTTACCTTTATTATAATATAAAAAATAAAAAAAGTCAATAAATTGCCCTACCGTATGGCATTAAACTAGGTGGATTGGAAAGGAGCAACTAAATGGGTAAATTTGGTAGACAAACTCCTACTCAATCGGTGATTTTAGACTATAACGAAAGTCGCTATCAAGAAGCTGTAAATCTATATAAAAGAACTAAGTTAGATGTGTATGATTGGCAGTTAAATCTATTAAAAGCAATCATGGCAATAGATGAAGAAGGATTGTGGACACATCAGAAATTTGGCTATTCGTTACCACGTCGTAACGGGAAGACAGAGATTGTTTATATTCTTGAAATTTGGGCGTTGCATCAAGGTATCAACATTTTACACACAGCACACAGAATTAGTACCTCTCATTCATCTTTTGAAAAGGTTAAAAAATACCTTGAGAAGATGGGATATGTAGATGGTGAGGATTTTAATTCTATTCGTGCTAAAGGTCAAGAAAGAATTGAGCTATATTCCACTGGTGGAGTGGTGCAATTTAGAACCAGGACTAAAAATGGTGGTCTTGGTGAAGGTTTCGACTTAATGATAATTGACGAAGCACAGGAATATACGATTGAACAAGAATCTGCTTTGAAATATACAGTAACAGACAGTAAGAATCCAATGACAGTAATGTGTGGAACACCTCCTACACCAGTGTCAATAGGGACTGTATTTACTAAATATCGTGAATCTTGCTTATTCGGAAAGAGTAAATACTCTGGATGGGCGGAGTGGTCTGTTGAGGCTGAAAAAGAAATAAACGATATTGATGCTTGGTACAATTCTAATCCTTCATTAGGTTATCATTTAACTGAAAGGAAAATTGAAGCTGAGCTTGGTGAAGATAAGCTGGATCACAATGTTCAACGTCTTGGTTTTTGGCCATCGTTCTCTCAAAAATCTGTAATTAGTGAGAGAGAGTGGGATGGACTTAAAATAAACGGAAAACTTAATTTTAAAGGTAAGTTATTCGTTGGTATTAAATATGGGAACGATGGAACTAATGTAAGCATGAGTATTGCAGTTAGGACTAATGATGAACGTATTTTTATTGAAACTATTGATTGTCAAAGTTTAAGAAATGGTAATATGTGGTTGATTAATTTCTTAAAAAACGCTGACGTAGCAAACATCGTTGTTGATGGTGCTGGCGGTCAGAAATTGTTAGAAGAGGAGTTAAAAGATTATAAGATAAAGAACATTATATTGCCAACCGTTAAAGAGATAATCACAGCTAACTCAGTTTTCGAACAAGGTATATTCCAAAAGACTATTTGTCATAACGGTCAACCGTCATTAAGGAAAGTAGCTACAAATTGTGAAAAACGTAGTATCGGCACTAATGGTGGTTTCGGATATAAGTCACAGTTTGATGATATGGATATTTCGTTATTGGATAGTGCATTACTTGCACATTGGGCTTGTCACTCGATTAAGCCTAAGAAAAAACAAAGGATAAGCTATTAATTAGCTTAAATTACCGAACGGACGGGTAATCCGGATAAAGGAGAATAAAAAAATGACAGAATTTAAAGTAATTGAAACTCAAGAACAATTAGATGCAATTATAAAATCACGATTAGATCGTGAGAAGGCTAAGTACTCTGATTACGATACTTTAGTAGAAAAGATAAAAAATTTAGAGACGGAAAATACAAACTTGAAACAAGCTATCACTGATAAAGAAACAAGTGAAAGTATGAATCTAACTAGAATTACGGATCTTGAAAAAGATGTGACTGCTTGGAAAAATAAATCACTTAAGCAACAAATAGCTATGAAAAACGGTCTACCGTTTGACTTAGCTGACAGACTGCAAGGTGATACTGAAGAAAGTTTGAACGAGGATGCAGAACGTCTTGCATCATTAGTAAGTGTTAAAAATTATACACAGCCATTAGCTGATAAAGAACCTGCTTTTAAAGAAAAAGGAGTGGACTCAGCATGGCGTGATGTTGTTAAAAATTTAAGATAAAAAAAGGAGAATAAAAAAATGACAGAATCAACAGCAACAAAAAAAGGGACTTTATTTAACCCAGAATTAGTAACAGAAATTATGAGCAAAGTGCAAGGGCGTTCAACTCTTGCTAAATTATCAAACCAACAACCTATTCCATTTAACGGAACTGAACAATTTATTTTTAATTTAGAAGGTAATGCACAAATTGTAGGAGAAGGAGAATTAAAAGGAGCTGGGAAAGCTGTAATTACTTCTAAAGTTATTACACCGCTAAAATTTGTATATCAAGCACGTATGACAGATGAATTTATGCATGCTTCAGATGAGAAAAAAATGAACTTCTTAAAACATTACGCAGATGGCTTTGCTAAAAAAATCGCAGAAGCTTTTGACATTGCAGCGATTCACGGATTAGAACCGAAAGGATTAACTGATGCAAGTTTCAAAGCTACTAACTCATTTGACGGATTAGTAACAGGAAATGTTGTGACTTACAACGCTGCAACGATTGATAGCAATATCGATGATGCAGTTCAAGCTATTGTTGCGACTGACAATGAAGTAACTGGGATTGCAATGTCACCAGCTGCAGGACAAGCAATGTCTAAAGTTAAAGTCAATAATGTTGTACAATTCCCAGAATTTAGATTCGGACAACGTCCAGATAATTTCTTTGGTATGGAGTTAGATATTAACAAAACTTTAACTGCACAAAGTGGAAAAGGTAAGAAAAATCATGCTATTGTTGGGGACTTCCAAAATAGATTCAAATGGGGATATGCTGAAAACATTCCTATGGAAATTATTGAATATGGAGACCCAGATGGAGCAGGTAGAGACTTAAAAGCATACAATGAAATTCTATTACGTACTGAAGCTTATATCGGATGGGGAATTCTTGACGAAAAAGCATTTGCTCGTGTAGAAGAAGCGTAGGAGGTAATTTATGTACGTTTATAAGCATAAAGAAACTGAAGTAGAGATAGTAACAGTGAGTGAGCTTTCAGGAGATTGGGAGCTTGTAAAAGAAGTTAAAGAATCTACTAAAAAAACTAAGTCAGAAGAGGAATCTGACAAAGAATAGAGGTGTAATATGAATGCACTTGAACCTTTTGCTAGCGTTGATGATTTAGAAATTTTATGGAGAAAAGTTGAGATTCATGAGTTGTGCCGTTCTGAGGAGCTTTTAAGAACAGTTTCACACGTTCTTAGAGTTGAAGCTAAAAAAGTTAAGAAAGACTTAGATTTATTAGTTAAACAAGATGAGAGTTATTCTTATCTTGTGAAATCAGTCGTTGTTGACATTGTGGCAAGAACTCTCATGACATCTACTAATCAAGAGCCTATGACTCAATATTCTGAGTCGGCTCTTGGATACTCTGTTTCAGGCTCGTTTTTAGTGCCTGGTGGAGGACTGTTTATAAAAGATAGTGAGTTGAAACGTTTAGGACTAAAAAAACAACGATACGGAGTAATTGATTTCTATGACATTACTTAAAGGAATAGAAGTAGTTTTGATAGATAAAACAGAAAATGGAGTGGATGAATTTAATCATCCTATTTTTGTTGATAGAGAAATAGTCGTAAAAAATGTGATAGTAGCCCCTGTTAAAACTGAAGATGTCACAAATGTAGTTAATTTAACTGGTAAAAAGGCTGAATACCAACTGGGGATACCTAAAGGTGATAAAAACACTTGGGAAAATAGAGAAGTTGTATTTTTCGGAAGAAAATGGCGAACTATAGGTATTCCGCAAGAAGGTATTGAATCAATGATTCCATTAAGTTGGAATAGAAAGATTATGGTAGAGAGATATGAGTAAAAAATTTGAATTAAACTATAGCGGTGTGGCAGAACTAATGAAAAGTCCTGAAATGATTGAAGTACTTAGAGATAAGGCTAGAGGTATTCAAGAAGCCGCAGGAGATGGTTATGAAATTAATTCATTCGTAGGTAAGAATAGGGCTAATGTTAGTGTTAAAACAAAAACACGTAAGGCTATTAGAGACAACAACAAAAATAATACTTTATTAAAGGCAATGAGATAATGATTGAACTTATTGTCAAAGAATATCTATCAAAAACACTTAATATACCAATTGTTTTTGAACATCAGAAAAATTTACCTAAACAATTCATAGTAATTCAAAAAACAAGCGGAAGCAGAGAAAACTTTTTAAATTCATCAACAATAGCTATTCAAAGTTATGGAGCTTCTATGTTTGAAGCTGCTAAATTAAACGAAAAAATTAAAAATCTAATGTATGACTTGATAACCGTGTCTGAGGTTTCAAAAGTTAGTTTAAATAGTGATTATAATTATACTGATTTAGAGACTAAAGAATACCGATATCAAGCTGTATTCGATATTCATTATTATTAAAAAGGAGATTAAAAAATGGCAAATGTAAGCAATGTAACATCAGCGAAACCGAAAATAGGTGGAGCTATTTATTCAGCACCATTAGGAACGGCTCTTCCTACTGATGCAACTACAGGACTAAATGCTGCTTTTAAAACATTAGGATATATTTCAGAAGATGGGCTAACTAACGAAAACACGGCTAGTACTGAGAATGTAAAAGCGTGGGGCGGAGATATCGTTGATACTGTACAGACTGAAAAAACAGATAAATTTTCTTATACTTTAATTGAATCATTAAATATTGACGTTTTAAAAGAAATTTACGGAAAAGATAACGTAAGTGGAGATGTTGAAACAGGTATTACAATTAAAGCGAATACTAAGGAATTATCACAACATGCAGTCGTTATTGAGATGGTGCTAAAAGGTGACATCTTAAAACGTATTGTAATTCCTAACGGAAAAATTAGTGAAGTAGGAGAAATTAAATATGCTGACTCTGAAATGGTTGGGTTCGAAACTACTCTAAATGCATTCCCAGATACTGATGGAAATACTCACTACGAATATATTAAAAAAAAATAAAGATAGGAGATAAGTAGGATGAAAAAATTAACAGGTGTAACTAAAACAGGATTCGCATATTCTATTTCAGAAAAAAATGTAAGAAACTATGAATTAGTAGAAGCGTTAGGAGAATTAGATACTAATCCTCTTGCTTTACCAAGAGTGATGAATCTTTTATTAGGAAAAGAAGGAACAAAAAAATTAAAAGATCATGTTAGAGATAAAGATGGAATTGTAGACACTGAAAAAATAACAGCAGAACTTGAAGATATCTTTAAAGCTCAAGAACGATTAAAAAAATAGTAATCCTTGCTAGTATGTTGAATACTGATGAAGATGCTGTAATTTGTGACTTAGCTGAAACTTATCGAATCTATAATTACAAAGATATGCCACCAGAAACGGTGGCTATTTTTTGTAATGGCTTAAGAGATGACTCTAGAATTAAGATGAAAATGTCAGGTCAAAAAGTTAAGCTAGATACTATGCTACTAGCTTCAACTGTGGATAGATTAAGTCTGTTAGTTTGGGCTAAAACAAAAGACGGTCAAAAAGGCAGAAATAAACCTAAGTCACTTGTAGATGGTATCAATAAACCTGTTAAAGTTAAAGAGGAATTAGCATTCACAACTGGTGAGGAGTTCGAAAGAATAAGAAATAAAATATTGAAGGAAGGAGGATAATATGGCAACAAATTTAGGTAAAGCATATGTACAAATTATGCCTTCCGCAAAAGGGATATCAGGGATGATATCAAAAGAACTAGATGGAGAAGTCTCAAGTGCTGGAAAGAGTGCTGGGAGTACTCTAGTTTCAACAATTAAAAATGCAGTAATTGCAGCTGGGATAGGTAAGTTGTTTGCAGCATCACTTACAGAAGGTGGAAAGCTCCAACAGTCTCTAGGTGGTGTTGAAACATTATTTAAAAATAATGCTGATAAGGTTAAGCAGTATGCTAATGAAGCTTACAAGACAACAGGACTCTCTGCTAATGCTTATATGGAAACTGTAACCGGATTTAGTGCTAGCTTAATTAAATCATTAGGTGGAGATACTGCAAAAGCTGCAAAAGTAGCAAACACAGCAATGGTTGATATGGCTGATAACTCTAATAAGATGGGTACATCAATGGAGCTTATCCAAAATGCTTATCAAGGATTCGCAAAACAAAACTATACAATGCTGGATAACTTAAAATTAGGTTATGGTGGTACTAAGCAAGAAATGCAACGTCTGTTAGCTGATGCACAGAAATTAACAGGTATTAAGTATGACATTAACAACCTATCAGATGTGTATGAAGCAATTCACGTAATTCAAGGCGAATTAGGAATTACAGGAACAACAGCAAAAGAAGCAGCTACAACATTACAAGGTTCATTTGCTTCTATGAAAGCAGCATTTTTAAACTTGATAGGTAATCTATCTCTAGGTCAAGATATTAAACCAGCTCTACAACAATTAGCTAGTACAACAATGACTTTCCTTGTAGGTAACTTTCTACCAATGGTAGGAAATATTTTAAAAGGATTACCATCTCTTGTGATAGGTGCATTCTCTGGACTAGCTGAGCAATTAAGAGGTGTGTTTGGAGATGAAGTAGTAAACAAAATTCAAGGATATTTAACTAAGGTTTCTGGAGCTGTAGAGTCATTCATTAATGTGTTGACAGGGTCAATTTCTAAACAAGAAGGGATAGACTTGATAAAAGCATTAGGTATTAATGAAAGAACTGCTGATTCAATTGTTAGCATTGCTGATAATATCCGAACTGCTTTTAAAAATGTTTGGGAAGCAATAAAAAATATAGTAGCAATTGTTGGAGATTTTATCGGAGATCTATTAGGAATTAACACTGCTGAAAGTGGTGTTAGTGGTGTAGCTTTAGCATTTGAATTTTTAAGTAACGTATTAAAAGTAATATCACAATGGATAAAAAATTTCACTTCATATTTAAGAGAAAATCAGGTAGCACTTGCCTTAGTGAAAGTTGCACTAGGTTATATTGTTGGTAAGTTTATAGCACTGAAGATACTCGGACCTATAGTTGCTTTAATAAATGGTTTCAAAACCGCCATTATGGCAGCAAGAACAGCAATGGCAATTTTCAACGCTGTAATGATTTTAAGCCCTATGACTGCACTTATTGTGGGAATAACGGCGGTGGTAGCTGCTTTAACATGGTTTTTCACACAGACGGAAACCGGAAAACAGATATGGCAAGGCTTTGTCAACTTTATAAAACAAGCTTGGCAAGGTGTAGTAGAATTCTTTAGTAGTATATGGAGTGGTATTTCAACAGGAGCAACAACCTTATGGTCTGGGGTTCAGGGTATTTGGAGTGCTGCTGTAGAAAAAATAAAAGCTCTATGGCAAGGTGTAACTGAATATTTCTCTAGTCTATGGTCTGGAATTCAAGAAACAACAAGCGCAGCGTGGACTTTTATCACAAACTCAATAATGGCTATAGTCCAACCATTTATACAAGGGTTTACTAATGCTTGGAACATTTTAAGAAATGGAGTTACCTCTGTTTGGGATGGTGTTAAAACGACTATTCAAGGTGTTTGGGAATTTATTAAATCTATTGTAATGGGAGCAGTATTAATCATTATTGATTTTGTAACTGGAAATTTTGGAAAACTCCAAGAAGATTTAAAACTTATTTGGGATGGTATTAAAACAGCTATTCAGAAAGTTTGGGAAGGTATCAAAACAGTAGTATCAACAATAGTCAGTACTCTTATAGCATTATTAATAAATGCTTGGGAAAGTTTTAAAAATGGAATGATTGCTCTTTGGAGCTTCCTACAAACAACATCTTCAACTATTTGGAATGGTTTAAAAACAGCTGTGGTAACAATAGTAACTGGATTAATTAATGGAATAAGAACTTTATGGGAAGGATTTAAAAATTTCTTCTCATCTCTAATAAATGGAGTAAGAAATACAGCTGTCAACACTTGGAACAGTATTAAGTCAAGTGTTGTAAGCATAATAAGTGGATTAGTGGGTGCAGCACAGAATGCTTGGTACTCATTCAGAAACGGAGTTTCCAACTTAGTAAGTAGCGTTTCTAACATATTCTACTCATTAAGAAATATCAACTTATGGAATGCAGGTAGTGCTATTATTAATGGATTCCTTAATGGGCTAAGGTCAGCTTGGGGAAGCGTTAGAAGTTTTGTAAGCGGAATAGCTGATTGGATTCGAGATAACAAAGGTCCGATTGAGTACGACAGAAAACTACTAATACCTGCTGGTAATGCAATTATGGAAAGTTTAGACAAAGGACTTTCAGATAAGTTTGAAACTGTAAAGAATACTGTTAGTGGAATGGCTAAAGATATTAATAAAGCTTTTACAAATGATATTTCAGATTTTGAAATAGGAGCTAGCATATCTAAAAATTTAAAAATTGAAGATATGAGTACAGCTGACTTTTCTTTAGAAGATAAGGATAGTAACGTGATTAAAGCGTTAGAAGTTGTACAAGACTTATTAAAAGATATTTCTAATAAAGATATTAACACTTATTTAGACGGTGAAATTTTAGCTAAAAACTCATATGATAGACAAATGACATTTGTTAGAAGGGAGGGCATTTAACAATGATTAAGATTAATGATGTGATTTTACCTCCTAAAGACTATGTGTTAGTTGACGGTGGAGAGATTCAAGTGGCAAAAAAACGTATATCAGAAGAAAATAAAATATATGGCATTAACGGAACTTATATACTTCATGATGAAGCTTTTGAAAGTCAAGAACGTACTTTGAAAATCTCTGCTGTTAATTTTGCTAAAGTAATAGAGTTAAGTAATCTATTAAAAGATTTTGATAATACAATAGAGTTTGATTATTTAAAATCATCTAAATATTATGCTGATTTAGTTGATATTACGTTCAATAAGCAAGGTAATTCAAGGTGGTTAGTTAGTGTTAAGTTGATGTTTGACCCGTTTAGATATACTAACGAAAGTACTGAAATAAGACTTACAGCTAAAGGCACTATTAATAATATCGGAAATGTATTTTCGGAACCGATAATCGAAATAGAAGGAAGTGGAGAAGTGAGTTTGGCAATAGGTAGTCAAATTATGTTCTTAACTTTGGATAGTAAAGCGATTATAGATTGCAGACACAGAAGACAAAACATATACGATAAAAATAACGTTTTAAAAAATTCAATCCGTAAAAAAGGCGGTTTCTTTGAAATACCACCGGGATTACAAGGAGTCGTAACTACTGGGAATGTTACAAGTATTAAAATAAAAGGCAATTGGAGGTGGCGTGTATGATCTATTTAAAAGAGGGAAAAATCCCTCTTAATTTTTCTTATAATGATGAAATAGAACACGAAGGAAACAGTAAATATCAATTAAGTTTCAAATTTCCAACAAATAATCCATTGTGGGAAGAGTTAGTAGAAGAGACACTTTTACTAGCTGACGACTTACACGGGGAACAGGAATTCATCATATTTGAAGTAGAAAAACATCACGCTTATATTACTGTCTATGCCAACCAAGTAGCTACATTATTAAATAATTATTCTATCACCGAAATAAGTGTTAATAACGCTAGTGGAGATAGAGTGATGAGAAGCCTTACAAGTAGTATTATTCGTAACCATAAATTTACGTTCTCTTCTGATATAGCTAGCACACACAGTTTCAACTTAAAAAATGTGACAGTAGCAAATGCTTTATTTAGAGATAAACATTCTATAATAGGTCAATGGGGTGGAGATTTAATCAGAGATAAGTATGATATTAGATTATTGAGTAATGGTGGAAGTACCAAAGAAGCTTTATTTATGTACAAAAAAAATCTAAAATCATACCAACAGAAAAAATCTATAAAAGATTTAAGAACAAGAATCCACTTCACAAAAACTGTTAACTCACAAAAAGAGGGTGAAAAAGACAAAGTAATAGCCGTAACTGTCGATAGCCCGCTGATTAATAAGTATAAAAACATTTACGAGGGAAATTTAGATGTAAGTGACCAAGATGTTATAGATGAAACAACATTACGAAAATACGGTGAAAATTACTTCAAAACTACATTGTGTGATGTAATTGAGGAAAGTATAGAGATTGATGTTGTGGGTAGACCTGATGTACCTGTTGGAATATTTGACACAGTGACAATATTCCATGAGAAATTTAATCTTGATGTTAAGAAGAAAATCACAAAATACACTTACTCACCTATGGGACGTAGGTTAAAAACTATTGGTTTTGGTAAGATTCAATCTAATTTAGGTACTACACTAGCTAGCATGGTTGACAATGCAGTGGCAGAACAAGTAGAGAGTAAATTAGATGTTTTTAAAATCCAGAAAAATTTAGACCAATTATTAAAACTTGACAAGAAAAGCATTGAAGATAAACTAGTCGAATTAGAAGAAAAATCGAAAAGTGCAGTTGAAGTTAAAAAAGCTTTATTTGAAGCTGACGGTGAAATTCCGGAAATAGTCAAGACTAGAATTCTTGATGCAGTTGAAGGAAATATCGCTAGACTAAAAACGATAATCACAGAAGCTGAAATGATTAAGGCTATTCAAGCACAATTAAATTTTGCAGAGATAAAAAATGCAATGATTGACAAAGCGTTTATCAAAACATTGGTTTCCGATGAAAGTTTCAGACAACAATTCGAAGCTGGAGAAGTTAATACACAAAACATTTTTACAAAAATGCGTGATGCTATTCAATCTAGTATTAGAAAAGATTTCATAACTAAAGAAGAAACTAAGAGATTAATCAACGATTTAACGATTAGTGCTGACGGTATTCGTCAGATAGCTAACGAAGAAAGCGTAAAAACATACGAAAGCAAGAAAACTGAATTAAGAGGTTCAGACGGAAAAAATGCGTATGTATTTAAAAAGTATTCGAACTTTGCCGACGGTCGAAACATGAATGACGACCCTAATTCCCAATATATAGGGATTTATACAGGTAGTAAATCAACAGCACCGTCCGACCCAACTGAATATAGTTGGACTAAGGTGAAATTTGAAGGAAAACTGTATAAAGGTTATGCCAACAGCACAAACGGGTTAGATTTTACCTTTGTTGAACCGGACGACAATTCGTTTTTACTTGCTAAAAATAGACCTCGTGTGAATATTACTAATGATGATGATATTAGCGATATTTGGCAAGCGAATATGTTTTTAAGTTTGAAACCTAACACAAAATACACCCTTACAGCACGAGCAAAAGGGAACAACAACAAATTATGGGCTTATTTTAGAAACAACAAGACTTCACAAGAGTATTCTTGGGGACAATTAGAGTTCGGGAACACATTACAAACTAAAAATATAGTATTTACAACTGGCGGCGATGTAGATGATGTGCTATTTAAATTCATCTTAGTACCGGAGGATGAAAATTGGACGGGTGTTCAAGTAGATTGGTACACAATTCACGAGAACGACAGACCTTATACAGATTATCCGGCTAACGAGCCGGCACAGTATCATAAGTATAGATACTTTGGTTATGTATTTAAAAATGGAACGCCAACAGCTAGTGACTTTGATTGGTTCGATATCCAACAAAAATCAATCACGGGTGACAAATACACACATCTGGTATATTCGGATAATGCTGACGGTAGCAATTTCGGGCGTGAACCGAAAGCTTATATGGGAATAGCAAGAACTACATCACCGGTTACACCGACCGACAAAAAGGCATTTAAATGGGTTAGGTTGAAGGGTGATGACGGTAAATCAGCTCCGAACTTTAATCTATTACTAAATACTGAGATTAAGTCTAGTAGCTCTTATACATTGAACGGTGCTGCACCTACAATTAATCAAAATGACCTTAACGGTCGTAACTCTGTAGAGATTAACAACAGAGGGCTAACTGGTAATGCTTGGAAAGGTATTTCTTTTATTAGCTCTAAGAAAGAGTTTAAAAGAGGAGATACTATTGTAATTAGACTACCTATCTACATTTACAGTGATGTACCTGTAGATAACGGAATCCATTTAGCTTTAAAATCCCATGTGGGTAACAAACAGTTGACAGGATTTAATCTTGACAATGGGACACCAAAAGATACGTGGGTTATTAAAGAATTTGAGTACACAGTCCAACAAGATTTCACATCTCAAAGCGATAATCTATTTTTCATCTTTTCTACTAAGAACGGACATTTTAAAATGGCTGAGCCTTATATGGCGGTTGATGGGGATATTCCAAAAGATTGGATGCCAAGCCTCGAAGATTTAAAAGCTCATTCATTAACAGCAAACGTAAGAGTTGCCGGAACTTATGAAGGTAAAAGAACCAACGACGTTAAGTTCTTTGTAGATGTATATTACGACGGCGTTAAAGTAACTAACGGTTTTAACCTTACAGCTAGGGTTTGGGGTGGCGGTCTTAATAAGACACAAGAGAACGCTACATATAATAGCGATGGAGAGCTTACTAACGTTTATTACTCAAACGGCGAGAAAGACGGAACAACAATTAACATCAAGTTAGATGTTGAGTATAAATACTTAAAAACTACTTGTTTTGCAAGGCTTGATAATCTTCCCGATACTGAATTTGTAAAAGAAATCACTAGCAAATATAAAACGTTTGATACAACGTTAGAACAATTCAGGTCTCAAATTGGAGAGCTTAATGACAAGCAATTTAAGGTTGCTATTAGAGGAGATAACCTCTTAAACTCAGCCGAAAAGAAAACAGGTAATAATCTGACTTATACAACGTTAGAACCTATGAAACCTGGTAATACTTACACTCTAGTAGCGGACTTTAGATATTTCCCAGCTAATCAGGAATTAAGAATATTTAACAGCGAAAGGCAAAGACTTGTAGCTGGTATTAACATGTTTACTTTCACAGTACCAACAGAAACAAGAACTATTAACCTAATGCCGTTAGGAAATGAAACAGAAGTTAAAAATGTGGAAGTTTGGGAAGGAAATTACAACGAAGGGTTAGAGGACAATTCATTCGATGCTGTAACCGGTGGAGCCGGAAAAATTGTGGGAATTAAGCTGAAAAATGAATTTAAAGAAGGGCGATATTATAAAATGGTGTTCGACACAACAGCCCCTAACAATAGTGTAATGGCGATTGGTATTGATGAGTATTTTCTCACAGGTAATACGTATAAGACTATTCCCGACAACAACTATAAACCAATGACTGCAAAAGATAACGTGTTATTTACAAGGATTTCAAGTAAAGCAAATGACAATAAAGAGGCTGTGTATTTAGAATTCTCAGGAAATTTTGACAAATCACAAATTACCAACGTTAGATTTTATGAAGTTAATCTAGGGTTTAGGTACACCAAAAGAGATGAAACTGTAGATATCGCCTCTTTGATTAATCAATCAAAAGAAGAAATTACCTTGAAGCTATCAAAAACTTTAGCTACTGACTATATGACCAAGTCACAGACAGAAACATCTATTAAATTACTAAGAGATAAAATAGAAAATGTTGTTACTGATGAAAACTTTGGAACTACTCTTGTTCAGAATGCTAAAAGTTTAAAATTAGCATGGAATAATTATACTAAATACTTTCAATTTGAAGATGAAAGTTTAATTTTATACGAAGGAAAAGCCGAAAGTGCTAAGAAGAGAGTTAAACTTGATTATCTTGGAACATCTTATTATGACCAAAACGGAGAATTCTCTGGAGCTATAAGGGGTTATTATAAAACTGATGTTTGGGGTCGAGATGCAGGATATTATTCAGGGATGAACTTTGTAATAAAGGCAAATGGTAGAGTAGGTTGGTTTGAGGAAACAGAAGAGTGGGGGCTTAAACTTGAGAGACCGTTGTTAGCATTCAATTACATTCACGATGATAATCACACTGAATTAAAAAACACGATAGTATCTTATGTTGATTTTGAAGCACGAGAAAAAACAATAATTAAGGGCGATTTATTCGTAAGAGGAGTAATGGAAGATGGGGGTAAAACAGTTAATTTACAAGGTCGAGACGTTAACGTAAAAGTTCAAGGGCTTAACTTGAAATTTAGAAATGGAATACTTGTATCGTAAGGAGAATAAGAATTTGGAAATGTCAAAAAAATTAGGAATTGCGAAAGTTAAAAGCGATATCACTAAGTTTACAGAGATAATGGCTAGAGATTATGAACTAGAAGCATTTGAAGTAACTGGGATTTTAGCTCAAGTGCTAATAGAATGGCAAAAAAGAGAGTTGATTGAATCAAATGATGAATTCACAAAAGTTTTAAAAGATTTAAACGAACAAATTTCTAAAAAAGAAGAACAAAATTAAAAGATATAAGAGCGGTATAATAACTGCTCTTTTTTAAGGAGGTGCAAACATTGCACATAACATTGGCGGAACTTGCTAATCAATATTATGAATTATTTAATGACATATACATTCACGCATTAGCAGGAATAATAGTATTTGATATTATTACTGGGCTTGCTAAGGCGTGGGTAACAAAAACGGTTAACTCCACAATAGGAAGACGTGGATTAATCGAGCATCTAATTGTGTTAGTGCTAGTTGTAACGGTTTATCCCTATTTAATCTATATAGGTTTTGAAGAAGTAGCAACAGCTTTTATATTCTTCTTCATAGCAACATACGGAGTATCGCTTATTGAGAACTTAGCAGCAATAGGTGTTCCTTTTCCAAAAGGGATAAAGAAGAGGCTAGAAAAACTAAGAGATGCATTAAACGAAAAGGAGTGATTCTATCTTGGAAAAAATAATTAGATTAAGTATAGAAAACACAACAAAAATAAGACAAGTTGAAGATAGTTTTTGTGAGCTGTATTCACATGATAAGAATAACGGAGCCTTTGAGTTTGAAATTTCAAAGGGATCATTAACTAATGAGAACGTAGTAGCACTATTTAAATTCTTGAGAAGTGGAAGCTACTGGAAAACTAATGGAACTGTAGAAGATAATAAAATCAAATTTAACTTTGACACCTCTCTAATCACTCAAAATGAAGAGGTTGTTTGTTATATTTACCTGGATAAAGAAGAACGTAACAGCGATATTTTCAGATTTAGGTTCAAAGTAAATTTATCTGAAATAGATAAAGCTAGTCAATTACCTGTAAAAGAACGCTTTTTTGCTAATAGCATGATTGTTGATAGAGTAGATGTGCTTACTAAAGAAGACTTTGATAATGCTATAGCTGAGATATCTAAAGGTAGTAAATTCTTAACAGAGGATAAAGCTAATGAGAGATATGCACTAAAAGGGGATATCCCTAACGTATCTGATTTTGTATCAAGTACTCAATTATCAGATTATGCTTTGCGAACTGATATTCCGGATAGCGAAACTATTGTAAATAAAGCAGTTGAAAAAGTTGAGAAAAAGGGATATTTAACAGAACATCAATCACTAGCTAATTATGTCACTGAAACGCAGTTAGAAGGTAAGAATTATTTAACTCAACATCAGGATATTAGCAAACTAGCTACAAAGAAATCTGTTGAAGATGTTGAAGCTAAAGTTACTCAATTAGAAAACAGACCAGTAACATCAAGCTATGATGATTCTGAAATTAAACGTAAAATCAAAGAACTAGAAGATAGACCAACAACAGCTAATATCGATACTAGTAACTTTGTAACAAATACACAGTTGGAAGATAAGCATTATTTAACATCTCATCAATCATTAGCTGGATATGTTACAGAAACACAATTAGAAGGTAAGAATTACTTAACTGAACATCAAGACATATCCGGACTTGCTACAAAAGAACAGCTTAAAAAAGCTTTCTTAGACGATGAAGAACATGAGAAGTATGTTAAAAAAACAGAATTACCGCAACCGTATAATGATACTGATATTAAGAGTAGGCTGACGGCTCTTGAAGGTAGACCCGCAGGGAATGTTGATACGAGTAATTTAGTAGTGCAAGGGGATTTAACTTCACTTGAATTAAGAATTGACAGAAAGTTAAATGGAGAAGGTAGTATATTTACGAATACAGGATATAAAGAACCTTTTCAATATTTTCAAGATACACGTGTAGGGAATCCGCAAAATTATTACGGAAGAATTTACAGCAATAATACTAAAAGAATAATAATTAGTAACGCTAGTAAATACACAAACTTAGATACAGCGTTATACACATTAGCAAGTTCAATTCCAGATGGATATACACCAGACTTTGAGTTTTCGGAAAGTGATAACCTAAAATTCATAACAACACAAAACATACATAATTACATACCAGCAAACACTGGAAACACAGGAAACACAACCGAGTTAGATAAGAGATTAAAAGTACTCGAAGCTAACACAGGGAACACAACTGAACTAGATAAAAGGTTAAAAGCTATTGAGTCTAACCCTGCAAACACAACTGTACTTGATAACCGATTAAAAGTTCTGGAAGCGAAACAGTGGGAGATACACGGACGAGGAATGCCAAATGGAGTAGTTACAGCACCCGTTGGAACAACTTATGTTGACGAAGCAGTAACAAACGGTGCTTTAAAATGGATAAAGAAAACTGGAACAGGAAACACTGGCTGGGAGGTTCTGATTGGTGATACTGGGTGGAAAATACTTCCGTCAGTATCGAAATTAGGAAACTCATTTGTCAAAATAAGACGTGTAAATAATGTAGTATCTTATCAGTTCGGAGGCTTATCGTGGGGCTGGTTTGGTATTGTCAGACGTGGTGGAGCAGGATATGTTCTGCAAGGCTCTGACAAGGAACGAAATTGTTATA